GATCAAGTTATATTTCAAATAACAAAAGTTCAACATTCCATAAGCGATGCTGGTTGGGATACAAATATTAAAATGATGATGAGAATGACTCCAGCGGAAGATAAAAAGAAAGATGCATCATCAGAGCCGGAAGAATAATGAATAAAAACGATAGATTACATAAAGAAATGTTAGAGGATATAGAGAGAGATGAAAAAATCCTATCTCATCTCACAACTTATGGCGATGCCACGGGAGATGCCCCATCAAGACACGATGGAATACCTTCTCATGTTGCATCTCCAACAGATAAACAATACGAAAAAGGATTCTTCCATAGAGCATTTGTATCAAGATACGATTCAAAATTCGCTACAGAGGTAACTGAAAAGTTTAGTAACAATGGAGCAAAGACCTTACCAAAAGGTCTATATAAAACTGTTCGGATAAAGTGGTATTTGAATAACAATAAGCTTCCGAAAAATTTAATTGGGATGAAAACTTCAATTACAGCTCCAAATGTAAATGAATATTTAGTTATGAAGAATTCAAAAGAAATGCCTCAATTAATTCAAACTGTGAAAGATTTTGAACAATTCGTTCGATAAGTCAAATATTTTTATTATATTAGAAATATGCAAATAAAAAAGGTTATATCAGATATAGAAAATAAGGTGCGGGTACAAACTTATATCAACAATGGAAAAACTGTTGAATTAGATTTATTAAAACCAGAAGCTTATAAATTCTTTAGTAGAATGTATTGGAATAGACCTGATATATTTGAAATCATACCAGACGTTAAACATTGTGAGTATCTAGAACGTTTAAGAGCTTTCTTAGACGATTTCGAAATGGTAGATTATGATTCACAAGTGGCTGAAACTTACGAAAATCTCATAGTTCCATTATTTAATAGTATAGAGCAAAATGGCTTATATACAAAAGATGGTTTTGAATATTCCAAGTACAATTTATTCACAACTACTGGGAGACCATCTAACTCAAATAAGGGAATCAATTATGCAGCATTAAATAAAGCTGATGGTTCAAGAGAAAGATTTACAAGCAGATTCTCAAATGGCTGTTTATTAGAAATGGACTTTGATGCATATCATATTAGATTAATTGCTGACCTAGTAGATTACAAATTACCAGATACATCCGTCCATGAATACTTTGCAAAACAGTTTTATGGTGTAGAAGTTGTAACTAAAGAAGAATATAAAACCTCAAAAGCTATGTCTTTTCAAGTTTTATATGGTGGTGTACCCAAAGAATTAGAAGGTATAGAATATTTTGATAAAGTAAAAGCTTACATTTTCAAGCTTTGGGATATTTATAATAACAAGGGTTATATTCAGACACCGATATATAAAAGAAGGTTATATAAAAGAAATCTAGTAGAAATGAATCCCCAAAAATTATTTAACTATTTAATTCAGTCTTATGAAACTGAAAGAAATATAGAGATAATGGTAAAGGTTCAAAAGCTATTAAAGGATAAATCTTCTAAATTGATATTGTATACTTATGATGCATTTTTATTTGATATCGACAAATCTGAATTATTTTTGAAAGATAAAATTAATGAAATAATGGAGTTACCAGTTAAAATGCACATGGGTAATAACTATAATGATATGAAACTTTTAAGTTGATTAGATGATATTTATACATAATGAAAATGTTGATAGATAAACTAGTTAAAGATTGGGCTTGGCGCGTAAATGACGGTATGCCAGATCCTAGCAAGAAAGACCACTTGGAACTTCTTGAAAAAACGTTGCGTTCATATAATTACCCATCTAAATTTGTAACAGAGTTTATGCAACAAATAACTGAAAGAGATAAAGTTTACTTTGACGGTAAACCTCCAAAAGGTGCTAAAGTTCAAGTTGGACCAAGAGGTGGGAAATATTATTATGGAGATAATAAAACTGGTAAACCTGAACCAGAACCTAAAGCAGTAGATAAGAAAAAATCTGATAAAAAGGTTAAACCTTCTCCAGAAGAAAAACTTCAAAAGAAAATCGAAACTCACATGCCTAAAGCATTAGAAGCTGCCAATGAAAAGATTGATAATGTAGCTTTTTCAAATGAACAAGATGAACAAACCTTCAAAGAAAACTTTCCAAAATTACTAAAAGGCGAGGACGTTAGTCCTGAATCTATAGATGTAATCAATAAATACGCAAGAATTAAGAAGTCTGAAAGTGCAGTTGAGATTTATATAGCAAATAAAGAACCCGGAGATTTCAGGCAAGGGGCTAGAGATAAAATAGAAATAAAGGGTGGAGCAGCTGGAAGAACTATATTGGGCAAGATGAAAGAAAAGGGTATGCAAGAAGCCGATCCTATTACATCTAAAGAATCAGTTCCGGTTAAAATTGGTACTAAAACTCTAACACTTGGAAAACTATCTGGTGGTAAAACTGTTTCCAATCCAGTTGAAGTTGAAAAACTTCCATCGGGTATAATTACTCAAGTAAAAGTAGGTGATCATATAATGAGAAGGCAACCAATGCCAGATAAGGAAAAGTTGATCAGTGAAATTATAGAAATGAAATCGCAAAACCCAGATGCTACAGATGAAGAAGTAAACTACAAGGTTGAACAACTACAAAGTGGTATCATTAGATATAACAATCTTATAGATTCTTATGATGGTGTAGATAATTTAGAATCTGTATCACTAGTTGAAGGAGCAAATCCTGCAACTGAGAAGGGTAGAGAAAAAATAGCAAAAGAAGGTCCTAGTATAGTAGCAGATGGTATTGAAAAAGCTCTTGGTGAAAACCCAACAAAAGCTGAAAAGCAAGTAGTAGATGATCTTAGGAAATTGGGAGATATTGATGACCCTGAAGAGTATACAAAAGAAGCAATGGCTATATTAGATAGAATGGGTTCAATTGCTTCTATTAAAAAAGGAGCACCAGATGTAGCAGAATCGATTGTTTTACTTGCTATGAATAAACAAGGTAAACCTACAATTGCACCAGCTGGTGAAACCTTCCCAGTAGCAGATCTAATAGTAATGCCTACAGAGGATTTAGATCCACAAGACCCAGAATACGTTAAAAAAATAGCAGCTGGCGGTAAAACAATAATCTCGATGACAGATTCAGGAGGTTTAAGTGTTAAGAAGGATGGAGGAGCAGCTTCTGGTTTCACAGCAAAATTAGATATGACTACCTTTAAGAAAAAAGAAACGAAAGAAAGTTTAAGAAGTGTACTAAATCAACATAATAATTTTATAGGTGGTGCAAAGAAAGGATCAGAATTATCTAATGATAAAATTGAAAAGGGTAAGAAACAATTAGATCTGAATGAAAAACTAGCAATAAAAAATGGTTTAATAAAAGAGGGTGATATAGTATTCAAAGATGGTAGATCTCCAAGACAATGGGCTGAAGCCAATCTTAAAAAATGGGAATCAGAAGGCGACTACAAAAACATGACACCAGAAAACAGAAAACTTTTACTAGATGGAATGGAGCAATATGCTAGAGGAGGTTTATTATTAGAAAAGATTCATAATAAAGATTTAGCTTTTCAAGACTATTCTAATGCAAATGCAAATACCAAAACTGGTGAAATAGAAATGAGCGATGGTATAAACTGTGTAAATCATATGGCATTCTCAGCTAACCCAGGTTTCAAACCGGCAAAGGATAAAAATGGAAATTGGGTTGCAAGACCTAACTCTGTATATGCTGGTAACCTTAAAAAGGTATGTAGATAGAGGATAATAGATGAGAACTAATTTACTATGCACATTTACTAATAAGAGAGATAAGAGAAAAACCTTAGATCTAATCATAGAAAAATATGATATCTTATATAATAAAATATTTTTACTGAGAAATGTAGAAAATTCTAACGAGTTGATGTGCACATATAATATTTCCATAGATGAAAATTACAGCGAATTAGATAATACTATTTTATTACACAGAAAAAAAGCAACTAACTCCTTATATACTATTAATGCATTAAATGCTTTAATAAAAGTTTTGAATAATGGAGTATTAGATACGTCCTATCAGCTAGATTGGGAAAATTACAGAAATACAATGTTGTTAACTAATGAAGAAGGTTTGAAAAGAATCGAAACAGAAGTTGATGATATTATCTATATAAAGATCAAACGCTGATATTTATACTATAAGGCAAAGTTTTTTAGAATTTCTTTGGATAAGTCAAAAAAAATTCTTATATTAGATAAATAACAATTAAAACGTAAAAACTGAAGTATGTCAAAATTATTCTTAACAGTGTCACTGTTCCTTGTTGGACAAACGCTAATCTGGTTTCAAACAAACGGTCAATTCCTTTGGAGTTGGTTCGCTAAGAATCCCCTAGTATTATCAATAGTAGGTGGAACAACAATATCCTATGCATTTATTACAGCAACAAGATTTGCCTATGAGCACTTTGATGGTCTATTATGGCCAGGTAGATTCTTGGGTTTTGCATTAGGTATTTCTTCTTATGCAATTTTAACCTGGTATTTTATGGGAGAGGGTATAACCCTAAAAACTTTAACTTCGCTGATATTATCAGTGGGAATAATTTGTGTACAACTTTTTTGGAAATAATATGACAAATCTTTGGATATGTCGTATTTTATTATTATATTAGTACTAACAATTAAAAAACAGAAAGAGGAACAATATGATTTCAATTGAAAATCTGCAAGAAACTCTAACAACTGTATTATCAGATGTTGAAAAATTCAACAATGGAAACAAATCTGCTGGTACAAGAATTAGAAAAGCAATGCAAACATTAAAGGGTCAAGCACAAGACCTACGTAAAGAAGTGCAAGAAATTAAAAATAATAATTAAAAAAGGAGAACTAAACATGGCAATTGATTTAGAAGCAATCCGTAAGAAATTACAAGGATTACAAACAACGACGACTAGAACGTCAAATTTATGGAAGCCTGAACCAGGCAATAATACAGTAAGGATAGTACCTTATCAGTATGACAAAGATAACCCATTCCAAGAGTTATTTTTTCATTATGGTTTAGGTAAAAGAAATTACCTTTCACCAACTACTTTCGGTGAAACAGACCCAGTAGTTGAATTTGCTGACAAACTTAAGCAAACTGGTAATAGAGATGACTGGACTTTAGCAAAAGGTCTAACTCCTAAGATGAGAACTTATGTTCCCGTATTAGTTAGAGGTCAAGAATCAGAAGGCGTTAAGCTTTGGGGATTCGGTAAAACAGTTTACCAAGAACTATTAACTTTTATCGCTGATCCTGACTATGGTGACATCACTGATCTAAAAGGTGGTAGAGATATTAAGGTTACATTCACACCTGCTGAAGGAGGAGAAAGATTCCCTAAAACTGCAATCATGGTTAAGCCGAATCAAACTCCGGCAACTGAGGATAAAGCAATAGCTGATAATATCATGAATGGTCAAGAAGACTTATTGAATATTTTCAAGAAAGTATCTTATGACGATTTGAAAGCAGCACTAGAAGAATGGTTAAACCCGAGTGATGAAAATCAAGAATCAAAACCAGCAGCTGTAGCAGCTCCAGCAGGAGTTAAGAAAACTGATGATATTGATACTGCATTTGATGACTTATTTAATCAATAGGAGAGTAAAATGGATAAAGAACAAATTGAAAGATTAATTGAAAAACCTTTGACAACTTTAGCTACTGAATTACAGAAGCAAGGTTTAATGGAAGGAATAACTCAAGAGATCATTTCTCATATTCTAAAGAATATTAGAGAAAACAAGTAAGGAGATAACAATGGCTAGGAAAAGTAAAGCACAAAAACAAAGTATTGCAGAACGAGATGAGCTAGCCGGAGTTATCGCAGACTCACTTAATAAGAAATTTAAGTCAATGAAGGTTGCATATTTCTTAGATGGAGCGGAGGATACACCAACAGATTTAACTGAATGGGTATCCACCGGTTCGTCTTTGTTAGACTTAGCAATCTCAAATAGACCTAATGGAGGAATACCAGTTGGAAGAATTACTGAATTAACAGGGCTAGAAGCTTCTGGTAAATCTTTAATTGGTGCTCACTTATTAGCTAATACTCAGAAACAAGGTGGTTTGGCTGTTTATATTGATACAGAAAATGCAATGAATGAAGAATTCGCAAGAGCAATTGGTATTGATATAAAAAGTATGTTATACATTCAGCTAGAAGCCATTGAAGATATTTTTGAAGTTATTGAAAATATCATAATGAAGATTAGAGAGTCAGATAATAATCGGTTAGTTACAATAGTAGTAGATTCTGTAGCAGCTGCAACAACTAAAGTAGAACAAGAAGCAGATTTTGAAAAAGATGGTTGGGCAACATCAAAAGCAATCATCATTTCAAAGGCGATGAGAAAGGTAACACAATTGATAGGTAGACAAAGAATTTGTTTAGTGTTTACAAATCAATTAAGAGTTAGACTGGGAGTATCATTTGGTGATCCATATACAACTTCTGGTGGAAAAGCTCTAGGTTTCCATGCCTCTTGTAGATTAAGGTTAAAAGCTGCTGGACAAATCAAAGCTAAGATTGACGGCAAAGAGCATGTAGTTGGTATAAAAACTAAAGCTCAAGTAGTCAAGAATAGAATGGGGCCACCATTAAGAACCGCAGAATTTCAAATACTTTTCGACAGAGGTATTGATGATTACGGTTCATGGTTACAAGTAATGAAGGACTACAATTTAGTCAAGCAAGGTGGCTCTTGGTATACCTATACTGATCAGAATGGAGAGGAACTAAAATTCATGTCGAAGGAATTTGAAAGTAAAATCCTATCCGATGAAACTAGAAAAGAGCGCATATATCAATCTATATGTAATGCTCTTTGTATGTCTTATCAAACTGATGATATTGGTATCGATGACGTTGAAATTGGGAACGATGATGTGCCTATAAACTAATGCCAAGGGTTTTAGGTGAATTTCAACTTCCGGAAAAAAATTGCTAACACATTTTTTTGTCCCGGGAATTTTCAATGGGAGGAGGGTTCATCCCCTCTTCTCCATTGTTAATAACTTTGTCCAATTTGATTTGGATATCTCAAATATTTTTCTTATATTAGTATTAATAAAAAAGACCAACCTAAATGAAGAAATACTATAGCGAATTATTAAGCAATCTTAAAGAAGATAATACTCCCTTGAAATTGAATGATAGGGTATTATTAATAGACGGCTTAAACACGTTCATCAGAGCATTTGTAATGAATCCAACTACAAATGACGACGGAATACACGTTGGAGGTATCAAAGGTTTTATGCTTTCAATAGGTTATGCAATCAAAAATATAAAACCAACTAGGGTTATTATTTGCTTTGATGGTGCCGGTGGTTCTCAAAGACGTAGAAAACTGCACCCTGAATATAAAGCAAATAGAAAAGTAAATAGAAAACTATTAAGAGCTGCACATCAAGAGGGATCTTCTCACGATGATAGATTGGCTATGAAACAGCAATTGCAAAGATTAATTGGATATCTAAGTAATTGCCCTGTAACATTAGCAACTATAGATAAAATAGAAGCAGACGATTCTATAGCTTATATATGCAAACAGTTGTTACCAAAAAGTAAATGTTTCATAATGTCCTCTGATAAAGATTTCCTTCAATTGGTCGATGAAAGGATAACAGTTTGGTCTCCGACTAAAAAGAAATATTACTTCCCAAAAGATGTTAAAGAAGAATTTGAATTGTTACCAGAGAATTATATATTATATAAATGCTTACTAGGTGACAAAGGCGATAATGTCCCTGGTATACGAGGTCTTGGTCATAAATCCCTAATAAAATATTTACCTATTCTATTTGGTCCTGATGTATTAACATTAGAAGATATTATAGAATATGCAAAAACTAATTCAATACCTTCAAGGCAATTGAATTTGATAAAAGATAACGAAGAAAAGCTCTATCTTAATTACCAACTAATGCAATTACATGAAACAGAAATATCAGGTTCAGCAAAAGAAAGATTGCAAAATATAATGAAAGCAAATATACCCTCTTTTGTAAAATACGACTTTATGAAAATGCTTTTAGAAGATAGAATGCTTATAGTAAAAAATATAGAATTTTGGATAAGGGATGTTTTCCTATCCTTAGACGCAAAGGCAAAAGAATGATTAAAAAACTCTCAGATTTCGGATATAACTTTCAAGTTAAATTAATAGCAGCTTTAATGACTGATAAGAATTTCTTGCAACAGATTTCAGATATATTAGATTATAGATATTTTGAATCGGAAGCAACTTCTTTTATAGTTAAGGCTATAAAGTCGCACATGATTGAATTCAAAGCAGCTCCTACATTAGAAGTTATGAAAGTAAAAATAAAGGAAATTTCAGATGAGGTATTAGAAACTTCTGTTGTATCTGCATTGAAAGATGCAATGAGAACAATAGAATCATCTGACTTAGCCTTTATCAAAGAAGAATCTATAAAGTTTTGTAAAAATCAAAAATTAAAGGGTGCTATCGTAGAATCAGTTAACTTATTGGAAAGCGGAGAATTTGAAGCCATTAAGGTTAAGATTGATGAAGCAATGAAGGCTGGAGGAGATAGGAATATAGGTCACGAATACAATAAGGATATTGAAGATAGATATAAGGAGAGTGTTCGTAATACGATTACAACAGGTTGGGAAGTAATCGATGATTTGGCCGATGGAGGATTGGGTTCTGGAGAGCTAGGAGTTATGGTAGCACCCGCAGGTATTGGTAAATCTTGGGCATTAGCAAATGTCGGAGCAAATGCTGTAAAAGCAGGTAAAACCGTATTACATTACACTTTAGAATTAAATCAAGCTTACGTAGGTTTGAGATACGATTCAATCTTCACAGGTATAGCCGCTCAAGAATTAAAATATAATCTTGATGATGTTAAGAAAAGATTAAAAACTATCTCTGGTGAACTGATAATAAAATACTATCCAACTAAAGGGGCAACAGTATTATCTATTGGTTCTCATATTGAAAAATGCATAATCCAAGGTAAAAAGCCTGATCTAGTTATTGTAGATTATGCAGATTTATTAAGAGGTAATGGTAGAGAAGTTAGACATGAGCTTGGAAATATCTACGAAGATTTAAGAGGTTTAGCTGGTGAATACGAAATACCAGTTTGGACAGCATCTCAAGCAAATAGGTCAGCACTACAAGAAGATGTAATACAAGCTGATAAAATTGCTGAATCTTATTCAAAGATAATGACTGCAGATTTCGTAGTATCATTATCAAGGAAGATAGAAGATAAGGCGGCTGGAACGGGTAGATGGCATGTTATTAAAAATAGATTTGGACCAGATGGAATTACTTTACCATCTAAAATGAATGCTTCAAATGGTCAAATAGATATATACGATGGAGGCACAGTTCAAGGTCAATCTGCACAAGAAGATATAAATAACAATTCGGAATATTTACGTAAAATGTTAGGTAAAAAGTTCGAAGAATTAAACACTAAGTAGTGGTTATATAAATATATATGGATATTTATTATGGAGACTGGCACTAACCCTGCCGGTCCTTTTTATCTATAGTAATTAAAAATAAAGGAAAGAAGGCAATGGAGAAATCAAGTCAAATATTATCAGAAATAACGGTTTATATGAAATATGCAAAATTCATACCAGAATTGAATAGAAGGGAAACATGGGAAGAATTGGTAACAAGAAATAAAAAAATGCACCAAAAAACCTATCCAATGTTAAAAGATGAAATAGAAGAAAACTATAAACTAGTTTATGATAAAAAGGTATTACCTTCTATGAGATCCTTACAATTTGGTGGAAAACCTATTGAAATATCTCCAAACAGAATTTACAATTGTGCTTATTTACCTATAGATTCAATAGACTCGTTTAGTGAAACTATGTTTCTATTACTAGGGGGCACCGGCGTCGGTTACTCTGTTCAAAAACATCACGTTGAACAAATACCTACTATAAATAAACCTTACCCAAAAAGAAAAAGACGCTTCTTAATTGGTGATTCAATTGAAGGTTGGGCTGATGCAATAAAGGTGTTGATGAAATCTTATATGAACGGAGGAGGTTCAAGAGTTGAATTCGATTTCTCTGATATTAGACCTAAAGGAGCAAGACTAATTACTTCAGGTGGAAAAGCTCCAGGACCACAACCTCTTAAGGAATGTATATTAAAATTAACTGGTATACTAGAAGCAAAACAAACTGGTGATAAATTATCTACTTTAGAAGCTCACGATATGATTTGTCATATAGCCGATGCAGTATTAGCAGGTGGGATCAGAAGAGCTGCTTTAATTTCTTTGTTTAATGCGGATGATGATCAAATGATTGGTTGTAAAGCTGGTAATTGGTGGGAACTCAACCCTCAAAGAGGTAGAGCAAATAATTCAGCAGTTTTAATGAGACACAAAGTAACTAAAGATTTCTTTATGGATATATGGAAAAGAGTTGAATTATCAGGAGCAGGAGAACCAGGAATATATCTAAATAATGATAAAGATTGGGGAACCAATCCTTGCTGTGAAATAGCTTTAAGACCGTATCAATTCTGTAACCTTTGCGAAGTAAATGCAAGTGATATAGAATCACAAGAGGATTTGAATGAAAGAGTAAAAGCTGCTGCATTTATAGGAACACTTCAAGCTGGCTATACTTCATTCCACTATCTAAGAGATATTTGGAGAGAAACTACCGAAAAGGATTCTTTAATTGGAGTATCAATGACTGGTATAGGTTCTGGTGTCGTTCTTGGTTATGATATGGAGGAATCTGCAAAAATAGTAAAGAAAGAAAATGCAAAAGTTGCAAAACTTCTAGGCATCAATAAAGCTGCAAGAACAACAACAGTTAAACCTGCAGGAACAACATCATTAGCATTGGGTACTTCTTCTGGTATTCATGCTTGGCATAACGATTATTATATTAGACGAATAAGAGTTGGAAAGAATGAAACAATTTACAATTATCTAAATACTAACCACCCCGAGCTAGTAGAAGATGAATACTTCAGACCTCATGATACTGCAGTTATTCAAATTCCTCAAAAAGCTCCAGAGGGTGCAATTTTAAGAACAGAATCTCCATTCTCGCTATTAGAAAGAATAAAGAAAATTGCAACTGAATGGGTAAGATCAGGTCACAGAAAGGGTTCTAATTCTCACAATGTATCAGCAACTGTCTCTTTGAAAAAAGAAGATTGGGATTTAGCTGGTCAATGGATGTGGGAAAATAGAAAACACTATAATGGTTTATCAGTATTACCTTACGATGGGGGAACATATACACAAGCTCCATTTGAAGATATTACTAAAGAAAAATACGAAGAAATGATGAAAGCCTTAACAGAGGTTAATTTATCAAACGTTATAGAAGTAGAAGATAATACAAATCTATCAGGTGAATTAGCATGTGCAGGAGGAAGCTGTGAAATATCATAATGATTGGATAGTAGATTTATATTATAGGGAAATGGTTATTGGGTCCAATAGGGAGAAAAACCATGATCAATATAAACGACCTAAACAAAAAGCTGAAGGATGTACAAAAAGAAATAGAAGAATTTCAAAAGACTTGCAAACATGAAAAAACTGCAATGAAAATGAATGAAAAAAATGAAATTCGCTGGCACTGTATAAAGTGCGATAAATTTATAGGAATACCAACACCAAAGGAGGTTATAGAATGGCTGAAATAAAAGAACAAAAAGATTTAGTTTTACAGAGAGTCCCACCAGGAGATCAATGGTCACCGGTGGATGGTGATACAAAAGTTATATTACCATCTTTAACAGAAGGTTTAGAATATATCTATCAAAGAGATGGTCATAGAGACTTCCACCTAGCTGCATTAGATGGAAAAGTATATACTGTAGAGGAAGTAGAAATAGCACCTCCTCCACCAAAAACTTTCAACTTATACGGCGAATAATTTCGATAAGTCAAATTTTTTTATTATATTTAGAATATGATTACAATGATAGAAGGCCCGAGGAATACGGGGAAAACACACTTGTTACAACAAGCTGGAATTAAGGTTTATAAATTCCCATTTGCAAAATGGTATGATATCCTGGATTTAGGCAAAGATAAATTAGCTGCTAATGCTTTTGGCATGGGTAGATTGATTCTTCAAGACCTCGACAATCAAGGATACATAGATAATATAGTAACAGACAGAAGTATTATCAGCCCATTAGCTTGGGGAGTAATTGAAGGTAGAATGAGTCAAAAAGATTCATACAAACTTTTAATGGAAATGATAAACAGTGGTATAATAAACTCAGATAACAAAATTATATACGTTAAGGGAATGAACCCTCATGGTAGAGAGAGAGGAGATCATTGGGACGAAGCTGACTATGAAATAGAAGACCGAATGTATTATCATATAATGGAAACTCTAGACAAGTATCTTGGTAACGTTATAGAATTCGAAAATAAATTTGACAAATTATCAATAGAATTATTCAAAAAAATAGTATGAGCTTTTCACAATATCCATCGCACGCAATCAAAAAGACCAAAGAGAAATTATACTCTTTAGGAAAAGAAGTATTCAGTGGAAAATGGCAATCTGTCGACGTTGACCATGCAATGTGGGAGTTATTCAATCATAACTTCTCAACTGCAATGCCTCAAACTGTTCCAGAAATGGTTGATGAAATTAAACCCAATTTACCATGGGCAGATGACCACTTTCATGAAAGAATCGGAGGATTACCGCTAAACCCACCCCCAAGTAATGAATGGTGGCCATTCGCACAAAGAGGTAATAAACAGTTCAAAGCTGATAAAAAGTTTTCTCATACATATCCGGAAAGATTATGGCCACCGATAAAAACTGGAATCAGGTTTAGCTATGGCGATATGGGAGATGTAATAGATTTATTAGAAAGAGAACCCTTTACTCGTCAAGCTTTTCTGCCAATATGGTATCCAGAAGATACTGGTGCTCATCATAAAGAAAGAGTACCATGTACAATAGGATATCATTTTATTAGAAGAGATGACTGGTTACATATGTTTTACTTTATTCGTTCATGCGATTATGTTAGACACTTTAGAGATGATATATACATGGCAATGAGAAAAGCAAGATTTATATTAGATGAATTACAAACAAGAAATAAAGACTGGGCTAAAGTTAAGCTTGGTATTTATGATATGAAAATTGTCTCACTGCATTGCTTTGCTGGTGAGAAAGAAATATTAAAACAAAATAATAAATAGGAGAAGAAAATGAAGTTTACAAAAATTAGAGATGTAAAATCCCCAACTAGAGCAAACGCAACTGATGCGGGTATAGACTTTTTTATACCGAATACTGAACAACCAATATGCCTAAGCCCAGGTCACTCATGTGTAGTACCATCTGGTATCAAGGTTAATTGCCCAGAAGGATACGCTTTAATAGCATTTAATAAATCTGGAATTGCAGTTAAAAAATCTTTACATGTTGGTGCATGCGTAGTTGATCATGGCTATCAGGGTGAAGTACATATCAACTTAACTAATGTTGGAACTGAAAATATAACATTAGAACCTGGTGATAAAATAGTACAATTCGTTCTATTACCATTAGGAGATCCTATAGTAGAAGAAGTATCAGAAGAAGATTTATATGCAGAAGTATCTTCAAGGGGTGAAGGTAAATTTGGTTCATCTGGTACAAAATAAGTCTAAAAATATTTGGATAAGTCAATTAAATTTCTTATATTAGTATATAATAAAAAAGATAGAATATGCTTGATAAAATAAAGGTTTCAAAAATAACATCTCAATTCAATAAGGGTGAATGGGATATGCATTTGTCTGGGTATGACGAAGATGGTAAGAATGTAAAAGTAAAGCAAAAGTGCAAAGATTACTTTTACTATGATGCAGAACATATTTCAGATATAGATGATTTCCCAGGATTGAAAGCTACTGGTGATGAAATATTCAAATCAGTAGATGGTAAAGATCTTCTGAGAGTTTATTACACTTCTATTAAAAATAAGAATAAGCTTACAAAGAAATATATCAAACGTACATACCAAGCTGACTTATCACCAGAATTCAAATTCATGTTGGATAATAATCTAGAGTGGTCTTCGAAACGTCACTTTATGTATTTGGATATTGAAACCTGGTATGACCCAGAGGATTCTTCTCAGAATAGACCTGATACACCCAATATGCCAATTACATCAATTGTTGCTTATTCTAGTGAAGCTAAAAAATATTTTGTATTTTCATGGCATCCAGAAAAAACTAAAAACTTTGATGAACCTAAATTCGTTGACAAGGATAATGTCACTTATGTATTTTGTAAAACTGAAGAAGAAGTTCTTTTAGGATTTATCAATTTGGTTAGAACAAGTAACCCCGATATTCTTTCTGGGTGGTACTCTTCTGGTTATGATATGCCTTATATATTAAATAGGTCTAAAAGACTTGGTTTACCAATTGAAGATATATCGCCTGTAAAAGATTATTATATTAAGAAAAGAGGGGACTATTGGAAATTTCAAATTAAAGGTTTGGACCATATTGATATGATGGAAGCTTTACAAGATTTGAAATACAATTTACCGAACTGGAAACTGGCAACAGCTGCAAAGGTTATTCTAAAGGATGAAGAATTTGGTAAACTTACGGCTGCAACATGGAAAGATTGGTTAGATGATTATGAAGGATTCTTAAAATATGCTGTACGTGATGTTGAGATTCTAAAAGAAATAAATGAAAAAGTACAAGTATTCGATTTATACATCTCAATGCAACAAATTGCAAATTTACAAACTTTGAATTTAGTTTTCTTCAAGTCTATGCTATGTGATAATTACATGTGCAAAGAATTTCATAATAAAACTATATTCCCAACAAGATATTCAAAGCGAAGAAGAGATTATCAGGGGGCTATTGTAATTGACCCAACTGAACCTGGATTGAATGAGAATGTAACCGTTATGGATTATACTTCACTATATCCAACTACAATGATGGCTTTTAACATATCACCTGAAACTTTTATATGCTCCCAAGAACAGTGCGAGAAAGCTGGTATGGATATCGAAGAAGTAGTCCAGCAATTGAAAGATGATAATATAGATTATGTAGATACTGGATATTCTCAGGATTTATTCGGTAGGAGATATTTGTTCTATGGTCATACTCATAAGGTTGGTATTATCCCTCAAATACTTAAAAAGATATTCGTTCAAAGGGTAGAGATTAACAGACAGCTTAAAGCTGGAGAAATATCTGATGAAAATTATGAAGCAATGCATAAAAGACAATGGTCATATAAAATTATTATGAACTCTGCTTATGGTGCGATGGGATACTCATTATTCCGAATGTGTTTATTTGAATGTGCAGATGCCATTACCTTTTTTGCAAGACAAGCTTTGAAATTTGGATTGATTCATTTCAATGAGAAAGGTCACAAACCTTTATACGCAGATACTGATTCTGTTTTTATCAAATCTAGAGGTAAAGACGAAGAGGGTATGAAAGGTATGCAAAAAGAATACAACGATTCTTTATATGAAAATTTCGTTAAGAAACATAATACAGGTCCGGTAAAAGAGTTCATGTTTCTTGATCTTAAGTTTGAGTACTATTTGGATAGAATATATTTCGGAGATGTAAAGAAAAGGTATTATGGTATAGTAAAAGGTTCTGGTTACAAAGTAATCCGAGGAATGAATATTATACGTAAAGAAACACCAGAATTCCTAAAGAAAAGGTTGAATGATATGGCTGAACTGGCTGTAACTAATAAGCTTACTTTAGATTGGATTCTGAATCTACGTAAAGAAGTGGAATCACAGCCATATCAAAAAATTGGAATGGCAAAGGGATTTGGAAAACCATTTAATACTTATACAAAAACCATGCCTCAACATGTAAAAGCAGCAGTTTGGGCTAATGATATATTAGGCACTGAATTAACTAATATGGATAATCCTTATCTATTTTATGTTAAGTCTAAAATTGAAGATGATAAGAAAGTTAAACAAAGGCATAAAGCAATATGCATCAATGAAGACGATTTACACTTGATTGACAAAAATAAGGATAAATTCGAAATTGACTATGATATATTATTTTATAAACAATGTATCGTTCCAGTAGAAGAATTTAAGCAAATGCCATATATAGTAGATTTACTAGAAAAATATAATGAAACAATCACAACTTGATTTGTCTTCTCTATATTTATATAAGTAAATAAAAAGTTATAAATTAAATTAAAATGGAGGTTATTATGTTATACCCAATTAGCGACAAGGTCGTAATCAAAAAAACAGATGCGGATGAAGTTACATCCGGGGGTGTTATTATGCCCGATACTACGCAAGAAGCAGTGATCACTGGTGAAGTAGTAGCTGTAGGTCCTGGGCAATTATTGTTATCGGGATCAAGAGGGCATATGCAATGTAAAGTTGGAGATACTGTAGTATTTCTAAAGCATAGCGCTAGAAAGACTGAAATAGAAGGCGAAGAATTCATGGTCATCAGAGAACCAGATTTAGAAACAATTATAGGAGATTAATAAATGTCAAAGAAATTAGACTTTAGCACTGATGCAAGAACAGAATTGTTCAAAGGTGTTGATAAATTAGCAGAAGCAGTAAGAACTACCTTAGGACCTAGCGGTAGAAACGTTGTTATTGAAAAAGATTTTGGTCAATACCATTCAACCAAAGATGGTGTAACAGTAGCAAAAGAAATTGAATTAGAAGATCCAGTACAAAATGCTGGAGCTCAAATGGTAAAAGAAGTAGCAAATCAAGTTAACGATGAAGCTGGTGATGGAACAACTACAGCAACAGTATTAGCACACTCAATTCTTAAAGAGGGTTATAGAAAAGTACTTAACGGTTCGAATCCAATAGAATTGAAAAGAGGAATGGATCTAGCAGTAAAGGGAATAGTTGAAGCAATTGATGATATTTCGATAGAGGTTACTTCCAATGAAGAAATTACTCAAGTTGGAACAATTTCAGCAAATAATGATAAAACTATTGGTAATCTTATTTCATCTGCAATGGAAAAGGTTGGTAACGATGGCGTAATTACAGTAGAAGAATCAAGAACAGCTGATGATGAATTAGAAGTTGTTGAAGGTTTACAATTTGATAAGGGTTACTGCTCACCATATTTTATAACTAATCAGCAGTCAATGTTAGTTCAGATGGATGAACCTTTAATTTTATTATACGATAGAAAACTTACATCGTTAAAGAGTTTAGTTAAAACTTTAGAATATTGTATAGCACAGTCAAAACCTCTAGTAATTATTGCAGAAGATATAGATGGAGAAGCATTAGCAGGTTTAATTGTAAACAAAGCAAGAGGAACACTTCAAGTTGCTGCTGCAAAAGCTCCAGGCTTTGGTGATAAGAGAAAAGATATGCTTGAAGATATTGCATGTCTAACTGGTGGTACTGTGGTATCTATTGATAAGGGTATGAAATTAGAAAACTTTGATCCTTCTTGGTTTGGTTCTGCAAAAGTTGTTACAATGGATAATAAGCAAACTACTATTGTTGATGGGTTCGGAGAATCAGAAGCAATTCAAAAAAGATGCGAAGAGATTCAAGGAATGATTGATTCAGCAAGTTCTTCTTATGAAAGAGAGGGAATGCAAGAAAGACTCGGTAAACTAATAGGTGGAGTAGCAATAATGAAAATTGGAGCTGGTTCAGAATTAGAAATGAAAGAAAAGAAAGATAGAGTAGAAGATGCTTTAGCTGCAACTCGAGCAGCAATTGACGAGGGAATAGTTCCTGGTGGAGGAATTGCATTGATGAGAGCTAGAACAGCAATTACAGATATGAAGGGCGAGAACTCAGATCAAATGGAAGGTGTATCAATAGTTCTTAGAGCTTGCTCATCTCCCTTCAATTCTATAATGGAAAACGCCGGATTAAATGCAGAAGTAATTTGGAATAAGATTGATAGCTCTAAGAAAACTAATGGGTATGATGCAAGAAGCGAAGAGCTAGTGGATATGCTTGAAGCTGGTATCATTGATCCAGCAAAGGTAACTAGAGTAGCTTTAGAAAAAGCAGTTTCTGTAGCTGGTACAATGTTAACTACAGAATGTGTAGTATCAAAAATTAAAACAGACGATAATAATAATAACGCAGCCAATCCAATGGCTGGAATGGGATTCTAAAATGGCAAAAGAAATTAAAATGAACCAAAGTCAACAACAAGTAAATATTAATCCAGACGATTTAGTAGATGTAGTATGCAATGAGTGTGGAGGTCAAACCTTCGTTCAAGCATTCTTATTCAAAAAACTATCAGCAGTATTATCACCGAATGGAAAAGAATCAATGATTCCATTGCAAATATTCAAGTGTGATAGCTGTGGACATATCAATGATGAATTTATACCTAATAAAGACGGTAAAAAAGTACTATAATGCCTGTCAACTTCGATAGAAAAAAGCCACGCGAAAAGGTGGAACACCCAAACCATTACAATAAAGGTAAGATTGAAGTTTGGGATTTCATAGCTGATCAAGGTCTGGACTTCTTTGAAGGGAATATAGTAAAATATATTTGTAGATGGCGTACAAAAAATGGTATGGAAGATTTATTAAAGGTAAAACAATATATCGATAAGTATATAGAAGAAGCTAGAAAAGATTATGAACTTTAAGACTGTAAATATCAAAGACCCATTAGCAATGTCTAGGGAGGCAAAGCGATTAGGAAAGAAGATGATTTCTAATAGTCAAATTAAAACCTATACGCAGTGTAACCATAAATGGAAAACTATGTATATAGATGGTAACAAACAATACCAACAATCCATATTCTTTACATTTGGTACAGCAATGCACGAAACTCTACAGCATTTTTTATCTGTTATGTATAATCAAACGGCAAAGGCTGCAGAATCTTTAGATTTACCTAAACTTCTAAAAGATAATATGAGCATAGCTTATAAATCAGCATTGAAGAAAAACAAGGGTGAACATTTTACAAATAAATTTGACCTAGAAGATATATACAAACAAGGAGTTAATATCCTAGAAGAATTTGTAAAGAAAAGAGGCCAGCATTTTTCAAAGAAGAATACAGAATTATTAGGGATTGAAATTCCTATACTTGTTGAATCTGATGTTAACGAGAATATATTGATTGGAGGTTTCCTTGATATAGTTATGAAAGAGCACGACAAGATAAAAATATATGATATCAAAACTTCATATAAAACTTGGGATAAGAAAAAGAAAAAAGAAGGCTCTTTTCAATTAAGATTGTATAAGAAGTATTTCGCAAAGCAATATGGCGTAGAAGAAGATGATATAGATATAGAATTCTTTATAGTTAAAAGAAACGTCTATGAAAATTGCGATTTCCCTCAAAGTAGAATACAAAGGTTTTCACCAGCTTCTGGTAAACCAACTATGTCTAAAACTGCTAATGTAGCAAATGAATTTATATCTTCAGTTTTTAATGAAGATGGAAGTTATAATACAAATAGAAAATACGAGGCAACTGCAGGTGTTAAAGGGCACAACTGTAAATATTGCCCATTCAAAACAAATTATGATTTATGCCCTAAAGAAAATAGAATACGGAGTTAATTATGACTATTAAAATGATTGAATGTTTGATGAATATTGCAATTGCAGAGAAATCAAAAGCAACTGTAAATTTGAATATATACTTACAAAATCCGACCGCTGTAGGTGAACACCCAGATTTAGTATCTGAAGCTGATAAACTAGTAGAAGCAATTTCTGCTGCTGATGGGAAGATCGCTGTATTAAATGGAATGGTAGCCGAAATTAAAGCAGCAACCACAAGTGAAACACCAACAACATAGACCAAAACTAGATTTACATGGTACATTTCACAGCGAGGTATTTGAAAAAGTCGATGAATTTATAAGTGCTAACTTATATGCTAATGAAATAGAAATTGTAACTGGTTATAGCGATAGAATGAAAGATCTCGTTCAAAGCGTTCTTTCTGATTATAAACTTAAAGGCAACTGCCCTCCATATAATGATGGAACATTAGTAGTTAAATTATGACTTTATCTAATTACGTTGGAAACACTCCACTAATACCAATAAGCCTAGGACCATATACAGTCTGGTGTAAATGCGAATTCATGAATCCAGGTGGGTCAGTTAAAGATAGGATGGCAACCTATATAATAAATGACGCAGAGAATAGAAGATTCATCAAAAGAGGTGATACTTTAATAGAAGCAACATCAGGCAACACTGGAATAGCATTTGCAATGTTAGCAGCTGAAAGAGGTTATAAAATGAAAATTGTTATGCCTTCAAACATGTCTGAAGAACGCAAACAAATGTTAAAGTTTTATGGTGCAGAACTAATACAAGTTGAGCCGGGAGATTTTGATGGAGCTATAGCAATGAGAGATGATCTAGCAAAGAGTAGAGGATATTTTAATTGCAATCAATTTCATAATCCATTAAATATAGAAGTACATTATAAAACTACTGGTCCAGAAATAAATAGGCAATTTAGAAATGCAAATACTTATGAGACAATATGGCCTCAAGCATTTGTTGCTGGTACTGGTACAGGAGGTACTATAATGGGGGCAGGAAAATACTTACAAAAACAATTCCCAGGTTTGGCGTTAGTAGCAGTTGAACCAGCAGAAAGTCCTGTAATGTCTGGAGGGGAACCAGGCTTACATGGTATACAAGGGATTGGAGATGGTAGTAAGTTTTTAGTCAACTTGGAAAAGATTAGTAAAGTTAAAACTGTACATACTAATTGTGCAAAAAAGGTTGCAAAACATTTAGCTTTGAGATACGGTTTATTCGTAGGTATTAGTTCTGGAGCAAATGTAAAAGCTGCATTTGAACACTTAAGAGATACAGATCAAAAGAATGCTATAACTATCCTTTGCGATAGAGGCGAAAGATATTTAAGTTGCCTATAATTTGGATAAGTCGAAAAAAATAGTTATATTAGTAATATGAAAAGAAAAATAGGTATAGTAGGAAGTAGAGAATACTCTAATAAGAGAAGGGTCAAAGATACTATATTCAAATTGAAAAGAAAATTTGGAGAAGAGGTTGAAATAGTTTCAGGAGGATGTCCTCATGGAGCTGATAAATATGCAAAGAAGTATGCATTAGATTTCCAATTAAGATACAAGGAATTTAACCCAGCTCATACAGTTCAGAATTTATACTCTGCTTTGAATGAGAATTATTATAATAAAGAATATGCACCCAAAAATTTTTTCCATAGGAATAAACTTCTTGCTAGATACGTAGATTATATAATTGCTTTTATCCCAGAAGGTACTAATGCAAATGGTACAATGGACACAGTAAAGCATGCAAAGAAATTAGGTAAAAAAATAGTGATAATTACTTAACTTTCGATATATAGCTATATATTTATATACGAAGGAAATGGTTATGAAATACAAAGAAAATAAACTAACATCGGTTAACATTAACGATAATAATCGTAAAGAATTCAAGAAGCTTGCAATTGATGAAGAAATAACATTCCAAAAGCTTGTTAACATAGCTTTGGAGTTATATATAACTGATGTGAAATTTAGACGTCAAATCAATAAAAGGAGATAGTTATATGCAGTTGCCATCGTTAAAGAAAGCAAAGAAGAAGTCGTACAAAAAGAAAATACTACTATTATCAGATGATCTGAGATTGAAGTCTGGAGTTGGTACGATGTCAAGAGAAATCGTTAGAGGAACAGTTCAAAAATACGACTGGTTTCAAATAGCAGGAGCACTTAATCATCCAGATGAAGGAAAGGGCATAATCGATATGTCAGAGGGATTCCAAAAAGGAACTGGAGTTAAAGATGCAAATGTCAGACTTTTACCAATAGCGGGTTACGGTAATCAAAATATATTAAGATCAATCATTAATCAGGAAAAGCCAGATGCAATCTGCCACTTCACAGACCCAAGGTTTTGGGAATGGTTATATGATATGGAACACGAGGTAAGACAAACTTGTCCGATTACGTATCTAAATATTTGGGATGATTTACCATTCCCTCATTGGAATGAAAATGCCTATGAATCTTGTGATTTATTAATGGCAATATCAAAACAAACTTACAACATCAATAAGCACGTTTGCCAAAGAAAACCTAGAGTGGAAGAAAAAGATTTGTTTTATGTACAACATGGTATAGATGAAACAATGTATATGCCAATAGATAAAACTCAAAAAGAATATAAGGACTTTGCAAAAGATGTTCTAGGTGGAAAGGAAAAGGACTTTATATTATTCTTTAACTCAAGAAATATAAGAAGGAAATCTCCATCAGATTTAATGCTTGGCTATAAGAAATTCTGTGATATGTTAACCAAGGAGCAGGCAAGTAAATGCTTATTGTTAATGCACACAGATGCAGTTGATACAAATGGTACAGATTTACCAGCAGTTATGAGAGCTTTATGTCCTGAATACGATGTAAGATTCAGCACAACTAAGATGGATGATAAATATCTAAATTACATGTACAATTTAGCAGATGTAATTTGCAACCCTTCCTCAGCAGAAGGATTCGGTTTATCTCATATGGAAGGTATTATGTCCGGGACTCCAACGATTGCAACTGTATTGGGTGGTTTACAAGATCAAATGGGATTCAAAGTAAAAGGCGAAGAATTTAACGTTAAACATTTGTCAGCAGAATTTCCAAGTAATTCTACAAGTGAATTATCTACTGATCATGGAGAATGGACTTTACCCTTATGGCCTCAATTGAATTTACAGGGGTCACCAGCCACGCCTTATATTTTTGACTCAAGACCTAGTATATCTCAGATAACAAATCAAATGAAAGTTTGGTATGATTTAGGAAAAGAAGAAAGAGAGAGAAGAGGATTGATAGGTAGGAATTGGGCAATTGAAAATGGCTTTACTCACAAAGGAATGGCAGAAGCATTTATGAAAGCTGTTGATACATGCCTGGAAACTTGGGAACCGAAAGCAAATTATATATTAAAAAAGGTAGAACCTATTAAAGAAGTATATCCAACAGGAGAATTAATATGAAGCAAAATTTAGTTATAAGTTGCCCAGCAACATCTAGAAGTGGTTATGGTGATCACGCAAGAGATCTAATTAGAAGTTTAATCTCTATGGATAAATTTAATATTAAAATATTAGATCAAAGATGGGGACAATGCCCTCAAAACTCTTTAACAAAAGAAGACGAAGATATATTTTCAAGATTAATAAAAGATGGTAAGTTAAGAACAAAACCTGATGTATGGATTCAAGTAACTGTACCGAATGAATTTCAACCGGTGGGTGAATACAATATAGGAATTACTGCTGGAATGGAAACTACCTTAGTAGATCCTACCTGGCTTGAAGGATGCAATAGAATGGATAGACTTATAGTACCATCTGTTCATGCTAAACAAGTTTTTGAGCAATCAAAATATGATAAACATGATAAAGCCTCTAATACAAAGACTGGCGAATTGAAATGCGAAGTACCAATAGACGTTCTATTTGAAGGTTCTGATATGAATATCTTTAAGAAGATTAAAAAAGATGAAATACCAGTAACAGTGATAAAAACTATGGAAGAAATAAAAGAAGAATTCTGTTTCCTATCAGTTGGTCATTGGCTTCAAGGCGATTTCGGCCATGATAGAAAAGATATTGGTGGGGTTATAAAAGTAATATGCGAATCTTTTAGTGGTAAGAAGAACAAACCAGCACTAATACTGAAAACTTCCGGAGCTACTTACTCAATTAAAGATAGAGAACAAATGCTTCACAAAATCAGAACTGTTATGCAAAGTGTCAAGAATAACGCGGTAAGCGTTTACCTTCTTCATGGTGATATGACACCAAACGAATTAAATGGTCTATACAATCATCCAAAAGTAAAAGCAATGGTTTCTTTTACTCACGGAGAAGGGTATGGAAGACCGCTACAAGAATTCAGCATTACAGGTAAGCCAGTAATAGCTCCAGGGTGGTCTGGTCAATTAGACTTTTTAAGCGAATATGGGATATTACTAAAAGGACAAGTTCAAGCTGTACATGAATCAGCTGCACAAGAAAAGATGATATTAAAAGAAGCTGGTTGGTTCTACTGTGATGTAAATTATGCAACAGCTGTACTTAAAGATGTTTACAAGAATTATAAAAAGTATTTAGAATCAACAAGAAAGCAAACGCAATATATAAAAGAAAACTTTACTTTAGAGCTAATGAAAGAGAAATTCAAAACTATGATGAATGAAGAAATTTCAAAAAGACCTAAACAAGTAGAATTAAAATTACCAAAATTGGAGACAACAAATGCCTAAAGAACAAATAACAAAAGAAGATTGGGAATTAAGCCCGATTACAGATAGAAAAGAAGTATTAAAAGAAGTGCACGAAAGATATGGGGAAAGAAAAATGTGTATTGGAAGTGGGTACTTTACAAACGAATACCCATTAAATTACAAAAAGAACCCTGATTTCGAAATAGAAGGCTACGAAAAGAATATGCCACAATTGATGAAAGATTTAAGATTTGATGATGGAGAATCTTATTGGTACCCGTCTACTATACAATTACAAGATGGCATCGTTTTCCCTGATGGAAAAAGTAAAGAAGATTGGAAATGGTGTTATGCTCCAATAGAACAACTTGAAGACAAAGATAAAGTTGGCGAGTATGAATCTAAGATAAATATGGAAAAAGCTGAAAGATTTGATAGATTCTTAGAAGCTAGTAAAAAATTAAACGGCGTAGAGTTAGATGCATTAGATGAGTAGTCACACTAATAATATTACCAGAAAAATAACAGTAGCTCCGAGCATGGTTGAAAGTGGGATGGTTGTCAAATGTGAATATACAAATAGGCATGGTCAAACTAAAGGGTATTTAGTTATTTGTATAACACCCAATTATCAAGGGGAATTCCATTGTTACAAATTAAACAATTTCCCACCGAATCTTATTTTAGCTTGGGGGGTTTCTATGGGAACAAAAACTACTAGAGGAATACAACATTTGAGCGTTGGAAACCCAAAATCATTTTACAATAAACTAAAGTCAGTTGGTAAAAGAGATTATAAAAGATTCGAGCATAAAAATATGAAAGCAGTTCAAATATGCTCATATAAATTTATAGAACAATAAGAGGTTAAAAATGGTTACAGGATTTACAGCAGGGAACTTCGATATATTACACCCTGGTTACATAAATTGTTTCAAAGAAGCTAAAAAGCATTGCGACAAATTCATAATATTTTTACAGAAAGATCCTTCTTT